AATGCAAAGTAGCCAGCTACGGCACCTTTTGTTCCGTTTCCTTTGAAATGGAAAAAGAACTGGTCATCAGCCACATCGTGCCAATTCACCCCGTTAATCTCCGCTGCCTTGAAAGTGTGCGTTCCGCCCTTGGAGACGGAGAACTTTTTGAGGGTGGAGGCAAGCGCAGATAATTTGCAGTGGGGATCCAGCTCGTAAGCGATGGAGCCCTCTGCGGTGGAAGAGGATTCTGACTTGAACGTAACACGCAAACTCGTGATCTTATATTCATGGTAGGCCTTGAGAACTCCGCCTGACAAAGCGACAGATTCTGATAAACTCGGCCCGAATTTGAGTGTTCCGGTGGAGTTATCCTTGATTGAGTCCTTGTTGAATACGAAAGTTTCGCTGTTCCCGGACCTTCCTCCGTTTCGAACGCCGCCACTTCTTCGTGGTTTTCGAGGTCGTCGTCTTCGATTTCTGGATCTTCCCCCAGTGTTGGGGACCACAACGATTGGACGAACCTGCTGCGGGCGGCGTCTTCGACCGGTATTACGTGCCATCCTTCTTCCATTATTTCTAACCACGGATGCACTCATTAATTATGGTGCGTATGTGGAGTGAAATCTTCAGGTAGACAAAATAAGCTCCAACAACAGAAATAGGGACTGAGGATATAAATCCAAGAGCAAATCCCGATAAGAAATGATAATCAATGTTGGGCTCGTGTGTAAGACTGAACCTCCGGTACTCGCAACTTACGTATGTCCGGCTGGTTTGTGTTCTGCTCAGTGTAATTTTGTGGTGACGTCAGAAATCAACCACTCTTCAAGTTGTTTACACAGCTCCTTGTCGTGCCGAAGCTCGTGTAACACTGAGACTGCAGCGTTGAGGTAATTCATGATCACCTCAGCGTTGCCACATTCCGGGTTGTACCCGTTGATGAGACGGTATAACATTTTGTTAGCATTCACCGGAATGGCGAGGTCAGGGGATTTGAAAATGTGTGAACAAAATTCTAACTCTCCGCTGACTTCGACTTTGAAGCCCAGTTCCTTATATTTGTTAAGATTTGTATCTGGTGCTTCGAGGGCATCATCGCCCATGGCAATAGCCCAAGAGGCGCCACAATGATAGGCTGCCATGACCCGGATCCTCGAATTAGAAGAAGATGTATTATAAGAACCACTCTTCTGGACCCCTGGGTACTCTTGAGCTATGATAGTTCCGTCTGAGAGGCATAAAACTGAATTCGAAATGCATTGCAACCAGACACTTCGGAGATGCCTGGTGAGCTCGTTGCAGTCGATTGTGAGGCGATTTCTCACCTCCATGTCGTCCGCGAGCATCCACTCAGCGACTGACCAGTCAAAACCGGAACAGTCTGTAGGAACTAAAAGGGCCCGCCAATTGTCACATATCTCCTGAGGAGAGCTGCCGACGGTGCCTGCGAGGACTTCCATAAATTTTAGAGTTTGTTCCTCGGTGGATAATCCGAAACCGGGTTTAGATGGTATAGCACTCCACAATGCTATCTCTGATTTGTTTTGTCGTTGGAACAAAACCCGGGCTACCAGTTGATCAATGAGGGACACTGACATGATGAGGCGGTAACGACCTTCATCAAGCTTGCTCTGTTTGTGTGGCTCTTGTTTAACGAAGAGGCGAATTGGGTCACAGAGGCCCTCTTGCACGAGTTGCTCCGGAGAGCGAGCTTCTAGCTTAGCCTTTGACATCGTAAGTAGGCGGTCAAAGGTTAAGCGAGCTAAAACCGGCAAACGTTCAGGATCTTCAACCCACCCACGATGGGTAGGGATACCTGCCGTTATCATTGGAATTCCAACGCCGGCGTCAAGCTGGAGAGAGGTGATAGCTTCCATGAAGTCTACCTTGAACGTCTCCCAGGTTAACTGGTTTCGTGTGCATCGTGGTGTGTTGGTTTTACAATTGGAGTACGCTGCCACGGTGCGATTGATCACGTTCTCTCTTTCGGCTCTGGATGGGATTGTGGCCAGCTTGGAACGTTCAAGCCAGCGAGCCGCCTGCAGCCGCAAGGATTTCAATTCGGCTTCGGCCCCGACTTGGGGCCAACCGAATCCTTTTGTTTTCTCACCCAGGATTGGGTGCTCGGCGCAGATGCGTTTCCCCCATTCTGACGATTCACGTTTCCTGGGGTAGTACTGGGGTGGTAATTGTCCGGCATACCTGAAACCTGGGATCTCTTGTTTGGAGGTTGATACTTCCCAGGTGTAGACATCGTCGAAGGCTTTTCGCCATTGTTCTGCTTCTTCTTGGAAGCGCGTTTTCCGCGCGGTTTCTTGAGAGCTTGTGCAGAAACTTGATCGATTATTGCTTTCTCGATCCTCGCCATGTCTATCTTCTGGACCAGCAGACTCATTATGTTTTGCATTAAGTCTTGCTGCGATGGCCCAGTAGGTACAACCATGTCCTGGGATATTGCAGAAACATCTTGATCGGTTTTCATCGTTTTGATCATTGTGGACATGGCTGGGGACACAGTGGTCCCTCTGAGTGCCTTCTGTAAAGAAGGAACAACAGTCTGCTTTAGGGTTTCCACGACGGTAGGGGTGTCGGTACTTTCCACTGCTGCGGTTGTTAAGGCGGGCGCTGCCGCTACCCCGTTTCCCGACTCATCTCCCTCATCGGCCCAGGCTGAACCATACTTCCATTGTTTGTTCATTGAATGAATGTCTTCTTTGGGTTCAAACATGAAGTTGGAACGGGCTTTAGCCACAGTTCTTGTGATCTCCTCCACTATGTCTTCCGGGAAAACGAGTCCCTGCGGTGGATCGGATTCAATTGCATACTGTGGTGAGGTGAGTCCAGGGATTGCTGGTATGGGAGCCATGAGATTGTAATTGAACTCTCCCCCAGCATGGCCTTTGTGTAGACCAAGTAAAGTCTTGCCATGGAAATAACCGGCTCCTGAGAAGCCGCGTTTAGTATTTGACAAGACTTGGGCGTAATTTTCATGGTATCCAACCACTTTGGCAGAGTGAGCTTTCCAGACACCATCTTCAATTGTATAGAGTTGAGCCGGGCATTTCGCCAAGCGATCTATTGTGGTGTATGTTACTCCCTTACAGCCTAAGACGGACTCCCAATTTGGGGGTCCGGCAAGTATGGCTATATCCATTTTCGGATTCGCAAAGATAACTCTAAACTCCTTGATGGGAATTGAGTTACCAGTTCGACGGGAGTAAAGCTCACTGCCCTCCTCAAGATTGTGTTGTGAGGTAACCAGAGCATTGGTCTTGTCGTATAAGTAAATACATGAAGCATAACCTATGTGCTCTTTGTTAGCGCGTCTTAAAAGAACAGCGCTTTTCTTGGGAGGCGGTTGTGGGACTGAATAGCTTTCAAAACCGGCAATTGTTCTTTCATTGAAGTATCTCTTGAATGTTAGAGTATGTAAAATGAATTTGCCAATTTTGATCCCGAGCCATGTTGGCAAAGTGCCAAAAGCCCACCTGCAGGCTAGGAAGATCCAGCTGGTGAAAATACCGAGCGACATTAGAATAGCTGCGGGTAAATAGTAAGTTGCTAGTACCGAGCAAACGCTCGAGAGCACTTGAACTATTAGCAGTGTCCAGGCTTGGATGATTAGCCAGAGGACTTTCTCCGTCAGTTGTTGGAACAGTGTTGTCAATGTTCTGTAACTGGACTTTAAGAAAGATTTTAAAACCCTCGTAACCGTACTGAAAGCGTTCCTTGTGTCTGATGATGTCTTCTGCGAGATTGCGTGTAGCAACTCGCGATAACTCATGTCTGTATTGGGACACGCTGGACATGGTGCACAATTCAACGTACACCTGCTTTCGAGGGCCTTCTCCCTCCACAGTGAGACGGGGAGTGTAGCCGACGGCCAAACCCCATTCGAGGAGATGGCTGTAATATCTATAGGAGAATACCAGTCCATCTTTGTAGTACACCCCTTTAGCTGAGAAGAGCAAAGGGATAAGATAACCAAGAGAAACACAAAAGAGTGTGATCTCATTGGGACCATAGTGATATCGCTCTACAGCTGCACAGAGGAGTACTTTTAGGTTCGGAACTACACAGCACTTAATCAGCTCAGTTGAGCTGTAGCCTGAAAGGTAGTT